AGACTACAAGAAGTTTGCATTACCAAAAGAATTAGAAAATTATTACAAAGACTATGGTCATGGCGCAACACTTTGTGAGATAAGACATGGCGCAAATAAATACACGTTAGTTCCAGAAACAAAATATCATACAACAAACGAGGTTGTTAAGTGGGTTAAGTATGATGGCATAGACGAGTATCCAGGTAATCTAAAAGTTGATCTTGGTAAGATTGCTTTGGCTGCAGCCCTTTGTATTACATATGCAGGTTCTGGACAGAGAGATGATTACTGCACTGCCATGGCAGGCGTATTATTAAAACATACCGAGTGGAGTGTAGATGACATAGATGATTTTGTATACAAAATTGCAATTGCCGCAAAGGATGAAGAGGCAGAAAAAAGAAAAAGAAAAGGCACGACACATAAAAAAGCAAACAGAAAATTTGGTATGCCAAAACTTGCAGAGATTATTGGGTGCTCTACAAAAACAATCGCAACGATATTTAGTTGGATTGGTGTGCAAGAAGCTACAAGCGAAGAGGCGAAACAATCTATCGGGCAGATAATAGAATACGGAAGTGATAGATATTTTGTAAAAATAAACGCTGTGGTGCAGGGTGAGGCCGTTGAAAAAACAATTACAGTAGATGGCCCTACCCTTCGTAATAAAAAATTATTCTATGATGCTGTAATCAGTAAAGCATCTGTGTGGATACCTGAGATGAAACCTGCAGACTTTGAGGAAATTATGCGTAGAAAGTACGAGGCAAGAGAAAAGTCTAATAACTATGTGGAAGAGGCAGAGGAGGATCTACGATTTATAAAACATTTTAAAAATTATATTGCGGAAGAGAAAGCATACACAAACAAAAAAGAATTAGCATACTTTGGCATGCCATACTATAACGTGCAAAAGAATATATTAGAATTCAATCTAGACAAGTTTGAGGACTATCTACACAAACAGAAAGTAAATCTACCAAGAGTTGATCTTGTTATAAAATGTCAGAACATATTGAAAGCAAAAAAGAATCATGGCAAGTATGGAACAAAATCCTGTGTATCATGGCGTATGACAGGTCAAAAGATAGATCAAGAGGATCTGATAGTAGAGGGTGAATACCAGGAGGTGACAGATGAAACAACCTAAGTTTATATCAGGACCACCAGGAACAAGAAAAACTAGCAAGTGGATTGTAGATAAATACAAAGAATTATTAATGATGTATCCTTACAGCAGAATAATAATACTATCACATACAAATATTGCGGCTCGCGAGATAAGAGATGAGATACTTAAACTACCGGAGATGCAAGGTGTTACACAAAAAGCAGTTAAATATAACATCTGTACGATACACTCGTATTGTAAAAGCAGATTGGTTGGACGTAAAGAGGTTTTTAGTTATGCAGATCACATGAATCTAACAACGATAGATTCTTTATTTAAATTACAGAGAGTGACAGAGGCAGAGTTTAATGCTGACAAGCATAAGTTTTATAGATACCTGGCTGATGCATATGGCAAAGGTAATACACTAAAAGAACATTGGAAGACGTGTGATAAACAGATTTATAAACCGTATAATTTAAACTCCATAGAACAGATGTCGTTTCCATACTTTCAATACAAGAAAGATAATCACGTTTGTGATTATGCAGACATGATACAGGATTTTATAGATAAAGCTGTAGAACCCGACATAGATGCATTAATAGTTGATGAGGCACAGGATAGTAACGTGCCACAGAGAGAAGCTTTAGACAAGATGGCAACGAAAGCAAAAGAGTATTATTTTGTTGGTGACGCTGACCAGACTATATTTGAGTTTGCAGGATCAGATGCAGATTATTATCACAGATTGTCAAGAGATGCAGAGGAGTTAAAACAAGGGTGGCGATGTGGACAAACAATAACTAATTTATGTAAAAGAATTATTAGACCCATATGGGAAAACTATGGGTATGAAAGAACCTGGAAACCAACAGATGTGATAGGCAATCATTATCATCTACCTAGTCTAGATAAAAGATGTAGTGCCATGACTGCTTTGTTAGATAAAATAAAACATACGAATGAGACTTTTTTATTTACCTATCGTGGCACGCCGTCAGATTCATGGGTCAAAAAATTTTTTAAACAACAGGGTATAGAGTTTGCACATGTAGGGAACACGGCCCACGTACCAAAGAAAGAACTACGATGTCACAAACTATGGCCAGATTTTTGTAGAGGCACACCAATGCCATTGAAACAGATAAAAAACTTTTGGCAGTACATGGGTAGTAAAGTTATAGTTCACGGTAGGGGTGAGGAGACTTTTGATGAGTGGGTAGATAGAGAATATACAATGGACTACATGATATATCATAAGTATCTAAAAGAAGGTGCAGGAAAAGAAAGAGACTTCGCATTAATAAGAAAAAAGACAGATCCTGATAGATTGATCTACATTAGAAAGATTCTAAACAAGGGTTATGATGATGGAGACGTAAGAGTAAAATACGCAAACATACACACTGTGAAAGGTCTGACATTTGATAATGTGATTGTTGATCTTACAGCGACAAGACAAGAAGATTATTTTACACAGTTAAGATTAAAATATGTTGCATACAGCAGAGGCAAGTT